GGCGGCTGATAACAAGATCGGCACCGATGCCAGCGCCATAGTACCGAACGCCACAGCAGGCACCACCGCCTATGATTACCTGGTAGACCTGAGCACCAAGCTCAGTGAGGCGAGCTGCCCGAAGCAAGGCCGATGGGTTATCATCCCGCCCTGGTTTACTGCCCTTCTCGCTAAGGATGAGAGATTCACCAACATAAGCGCCTCTGGCAGCCCTGAAGCTCTCAGGAACGGCATAATCTCCAGGGTGGCAGGCTTCGATGTCCTGGAGTCCCTGAACGTCCCCACTGTGACCACAGACGGCGACGTAAACAGCAAGATCATAGCCGGTCACGGCATTGCTACATCCTTTGCTGAGCAGATCAACAAGGTTGAAGCATACCGCCCAGAGAAAGCGTTTGCGGATGCCGTGAAGGGATTACACCTCTACGGTGCAAAGGTGGTTAGGCCCTCATGCCTGGCTCTCCTGACTGCAAGGGCGGTGGCTTAAATGAGCCCCAAGTCCTTCCTCGCCTTCCTGATTATTATCCCTCTGCTCCTGAACGCTGGAGCCCTGGCAACCAGGACGGTCATAAGTGAAACTCAGGCGGTGGCCGATTCTTCCGCCCCTCATAATGCATGGGCCGCCCTGAGCAGCACCACGGGCCACTATCTGAACTACACTGTGGATGGAAAGCAAATACTGCTTGTAAACACCACAGCGGCAAGCACGCATGGAATCAACGTAACCGTTGAAAAGGGCTCCTTCTGGAGATCCAGCCTTGGAAATGCTACCTTTACCCTGGCAGTTAACAAGACCTACGTTCTCGGACCCTTTGAAAGCTCCAGGTTCAAGCAATCCAACGGGCAGATTTACGTTGACACAAACGCGACCCGTGGCCGTATCATAGCCATCAGACTGCCCTAAGGGGCACCTCTTTTTTAAGGGGTGATTTATACGACTGATTATATAACAGTCACAGAAGCGAATACCTATTTTACAACACGCCTTAACTCTTCCATTTGGACCAGTGCCACAGCCGGAGACAAGGCCAGCGCCATAAGGATGGCAACTCAGGCCATAAACAGCCTGCCTTTCAAGGGGCGGAAGTACGACCCCGACCAGGCAACCGCATTTCCCCGATACATCCCACGGGCAAGAGGCGGTTATTACCTGGCAGAAGAAGACGATTCAGGCAACCTTATCACGCCTCAGATCGTGAAAGATGCATGTGCCGAGGAATGCCTTGAGCTTTTGACCTCTGGCAATTCCAGCAGGCGAGCCCTGCAGAACGAAGGGGTAACGTCCTTCAGGATATTGGAGCTATCTGAGACCTTTGCAACACCCTCAGAAGTTCCCCGGCTAACTTCCTTTGTTGCTAGGCAGCTCCTAAAGCCCTTCCTGGCCGCTGGAGTGCCGATCCTATGAGCCTGATTGATAACTATCTCAACCAGGTAGCGCAAAAGAAGATCTCGACCCTATGGACGCTCTACAACGATCTGAGCGCGGCAACTCTGGTATTGACCGGCACGGCTCCGGCTGTGACGTTTAAGTGCAAGATTACCCTATCTGCCAGTGATACACATACCGATTGCGCGGGAACCGTCACGGTGAATGCCGAGACGCTCACATTTACAGCGGCAGCAACCAAGACCACGACCACCAACCTAACCGCCTTGCCCACCATCACCACAGCAAATATTGACTGCAACGTTAAGATAACGTGCATCGATACCGGAGGAGCTGACATCTACTCAGTTACCTATACGGACTTTGATTGCAGATGGGAAGATGTTCAGGTTGCTTATGTGAACTCCTCCGGGGTTTGGACTCAGAGCAATGCAAAAGTGATCGCAAAAGCCGCGTATGTGGTAAATGACACGATTCGCAAGTATGGCACGACGACCGAATATCCCATAAAAAAAGTGATGACAGGGCCTAACCTTTCAGGGACAGAAGAGTTTAGGGTATTCGTGCTATAAGCTTATATGCACGCATATTCTTTAGAAAGCTATGAAGTGCCCAAAATGCGGATCGGATATGAAAGAAGAAAAGAGCTATCCAGATGCACCGGGACGGTCCATTATCAAAAATCGCGGCACATGCCCGAAATGTGGCCATGTGCTTGATTTGGATACTGTGACTTATTTTGTAAACAGCAAGCAGTGAGGATTGAGATCATGCATGAGAAGTTAAACGAGCAGATAGAAGCAATGGATGAGAAAGTAGCCAAGATCGCTAATGCCTGCCTAGACAATATACAGAAGGCAATCGAACAAGATAAGAATATCAGCACGTTAGGTACCGAAGCCAACACGGCAAAAATAGTAGGCGAATCATTGAAAGCCTTGGCAGAAGGCTTAGAAAGCTATAGAATGATGACAAAAAACATAAAAATCGGCACTGTCCGGCAGCAATAATCTTCCAGCCCCTAAGTAATCACCGGCGGAAGGCCCTGCGATTTAGTCCATAAAGATGAGATTGAAGGCTGTAGGCCATGTGCAATGTGCTGGAATCCCGACTTTGATTACTCCCAATGTGATAATACCTAAGATAGAGGGATTCTAGAAAGACGATAACGGAGGGAAATTCGATGAAAATAATTGCCATATTAATGCTTGCCATGCTACTGTGCGCTGGAAATGCAGGAGCAGTTGAATTTAAGCTTGGAGAGTTCAATATTTCAATGAAGCCACCCGAAACAGTAGAACATATAAGCTATGCAAGCGACACATACGATGACTATGAGGTAAATACAGCAACATTCGAGACTCCACGCTTCATAGGCATCCTAAGTTATAAGGTGACTATCCTTAAGTCGTTATCTAAGCCTGTAGAGGAATTTAAGAGTACCCCGATATCCGGTTACTATGATTCCTTGTCAGATATAGAAATGGATGGTAAACCGGCTGTCATGATATTAGCCAATCAGTTCACGACGGTTGAATATGTGAAGGATGATAAGACTCTGATAACTCTGCAATTTAAACAAGCAGAAGGAACTGATAGCTCAAATTCAATCGCAGAGACCACGAAGAGCTTTAACGCAACGCGAACCTGAGGTTGAAGAGGAATCATGAAGAAAGTCATAATGGTTTTGGCGTCTCTGCTCATGGTGTCGATTGCAGGGATAAACGCGGCTGCTCCTACATCTGGTTCATCCGGCGATGACCGTACTTTCGATCAAATCATGACCAACTTAGAGAACGGTGCCAAGATACTCGATTTGACAATTGGCCGGGCTGCTGGAAGAGCAGAAAAACTCGGTCAACTAGATGTGAGCTATTCTAGAGAGAGCATTAGCAACTACAACAAGGTTCTGAAAACCATGTGCAATGAGTCGCGTTATAACGAACTTAAGATAAAGTACCCAGATGCTCGCCCCGCGACATCAGATGACTTGGTGAATGAATATGGAGACTATATCGGACCGGGTGCATCATATGATAGCAACGAATTCCTTCATAATGAGACCGTAGTAATGTATCTGATATGTGGCTTGGAAGCTGGAAGGGCAGAGGTAGTCGGACAAGTGTTTGAAGCGAATAATTATGGAAATGGAACCGAAAAAATAGACACTGCCACATTTGCCGGAACCATTACTCAATGCAACGAGGCCATTAGCGACTATAACAAGCTTCTAAAAACACATTGTGACGAATCTAATTATCGTTATGACGAGCTTAAGATAAAAGAATTCATAATTTAGGTCTACAGCTCCAAGCAATGCATATAAACCGCAAATCATCCTCTCTTTTTCGCTATCCTTTAAACCGCTAAACATGATTATAAGGATACTTTGGCAAAATGCCATAAATTCGTACGAATGAAAGCAAGAACTAGGTCCAAAAAACCGCTATTGGTAAAAGCAGTTACTCAGTAATTATATGCCCAAACCCGGACTCGAACCGGGGACATTCAGATCTTCAGTCTGACGCTCTCCCAACTGAGCTACTTGGGCGAAAGTGGGCCCGACGCGATTCGAACGCATGACCTCCGCCATGTCAAGGCGACGTCATAACCAGCTAGACCACGGGCCCGCAAGCAGATTCCCTATCGTGTTCTCGCAGATAAAGGCTTCGGTCTGGCGAGCCCGTCGCCCGCCAGCCTTCAGGAGCCTCTAGCTGTAGAATACCTCCTTGTGATACTCATTTAGCGATTTGATGGTTACCTGGTTCTTCTTGGCCTTGCGGATGGCATCCGCCGCCGCCTGCGCCGCCTGGATGGTGGTGATGTAGGGGACGTGATAGTCCACCGCGCTGCGCCTGATCTGGTAGCCGTCTTTCACGGACTGCTTTGTCGTCGGCGTGTTGATGATGAGCTTGACCTCGCCGCGTTTCATGTAATCAAGCACATTGGGGCTGCCGTTGAAGATCTTGTTCACCCGCTCCACGGCAATGCCGGATTTTTTGAGGTACTCGGCGGTGTTGTCTGTGGCGATGATCTTCAATCCCGCCTCGGAGAGCTTTTTGGCGGCCACGGCCACAGCGGCCTTATCGTCATCCTTGACGGAGATGAAGACCACTCCCTCCAAGGGCAGCGAATTGTCCGCAGAAAGCTCGGCTTTGAAGAATGCCAGGCCGAGGTTATAGTCCACGCCCATGACCTCGCCCGTGGACCGCATCTCCGGCCCCAGCAAGACATCTGCACCCGGCAGCTTATCGAAGGGCAGCAAAACCTCTTTGACCGAGACGTAGGGCGTCTTAGGCTCCTTGGTGAAGCCCTGCTCGCGCAAGGTTCTGCCCACCATCACATTGGCCGCGATCTTGGCCAGGGGCAGACCGACAGCTTTTGAGACGAAGGGTATTGTCCGGCTGGAGCGTGGGTTTGCCTCCAGAACATAAACCGTGCCGTCCTTGTAGGCCATCTGCATGTTCACAATGCCCAGGACGCCAAGGCCCAATGCAGTCTTTCGCACGTAATCCCGCACGACCTCCAGAACCACGCCGGGCAGCGTCTGAGGCGGAATCATGCAGGCGCTGTCGCCTGAGTGAATCCCGGCCTCTTCGATATGCTCCATGATGGCACCGATGAGAACATCCTTGCCGTCGCAGACCGCGTCCACATCGATCTCCACAGCGTTTTGCAGGAAAT